GGGGAGTGTTATTAGAGAACTGAAAGTCACTGTCAGTTTCCCCAAGCGACTCCTGTGCACCGCTGCCCTGTGCCTCAAGTCACGTCACTCGATGTGTTGTGCCTGGGGGTGTGTGCTATGATGGGGCCACAAACCAACGAGGAAGGAGCTACCAATGAGCCGGCTGCCAGTGTTCGAGGACACCGCATGGAATTACACTCTCCATCTTGGCAATCTGCAGTACTTCACCACCTTCACTTGGGCTGGTAGTGATTACCGCATTATTTTGACGGTGGGTGTTATGCGGTTCCATGTCGATTTGTATTCGGGCACTGTGCGCCGTATGACGGCGACCTACTTGTTCGATATTCGTGTCGCCGACCTCCAGCGCTTCGCGTTTGATAGTGTGGTATACTATCTTTCGCAAGCAACGCCCCTTGTGGACGCCATCCAAGAACCGCTGCCTTTTGGCAGCATTGAACAGAAAGGTGACTCTAATGAGTGCTGAGATGACCGTTACCGGGAACCTGACTCGTGATCCCGAACTCTCTAAGACCAAGTCCGGCGAGTCGATCGTCCGTTTGGGTATTGCCGCTACTCGGCGGCATTTCGATAAGAAGACCGAGGAGTGGGTTGATGACGGGTCTCCGCTTTATCTGAACGCTTCTTTCTTCGGCGATTCCTATGAGTACATTCGGGGACTTGTCATTAAGGGTGATCAGGTCACACTTTCGGGGACGCTTGTTCTTCGTGAGTGGGAGTCGAAGAATGGCTCCGGCCAATCTCTTGAGATTCGTTTCCCGAAGTTCCTTGGTTACATGTCGAAGGGGGATCGTTCGGCTTTGGCTAACCCGCGGCGCGCTTATCGTCGCTGATTCTGTCCGTATGGAGGGCGCTGCACTTTCAATGTGTGGCGCCCTCCCTGGTGTTTTGTGCTATGCTATTAGTGTGACTAGAAAGGAGTCCGTCAATGGCTAGACTTGAGAAGCCGACTGACCTTGAGGGTTGGAGGGATTATGCTCGTCGTCTTGAGGCTCGGGCCTCGAGGAAGATCAGTAAGATCCGCCAGGGGACGTACGCTCCGTCTGTCCTGCGCCCTCTGAAGGAGGCTACGCATGGCGCAGGAGGCGTTGACATCGCTCGTACGGCCCTAGATCCGCGTAAGGGTACTCCCCTAGTGGGTCGCATGACTAAGGCTCAGGTAGAGGCTCACGCGCATCGTCTGGAGGAGTTTATGGCTCCTAACGTCTCCTACTACCCCTCACGTTCGGGGGAGCCTATTTCCGCTAAGAGCATGCTCCGTTACGTGTACGCCCAGAAGAGGAGTAACGAACATGCGCGCGAGTTCTATCAGCGTGTCGGGGGTACCGAGATTCCTTGGCGTGGTTCGAGGCCTTTCTCTGAGATTTTCAATATCAGGCACCCTTACGCCCATAAGGGGGATGATGCTCGCATGTACACCGAGCGAGAGCCGTATAAGGTGCACACTTTCACGAATGAGCGGGCTGTTAAGATTCTTACCGATAGGGAGCGTGAGGTTTCCACTACGAGAGCCGATAAGAAGATGGTGGAGGGTATACGGACTAATATTCGTAAGCTTACAGAGGGTTCAGGAAATCCGTCGTTGAAAGCTTTGGCGGACCTTCCCGATGATTTGCTTCGTGTTCTGTGGACGGTTGATGATGAGTTCATCGCGGGGCTGACATTCCGTTATGAGGGGAATAAGGAGTTCGATTCTGATCGCAATTCCCCTGACGACGCTTTCACAGCCCAGAGTGACGAACTGTTCAATGGAAAGGATGCTGTTGGCTATGCCAAGACGATGCAAGTCCGCCCTATCAGGTGAGAGGCAGATTCTTTGTGCGGATTTCGAGACTACTGCCGATATTCCTGATGATGGGTCGCTTCCTGAGTCCACTAGGGTATGGCTTTGGTCTGTGAGAAATGTTGATGATTGGAACGTCAATGTGATCGGGTATACGATCGACGAGTTCATGCGTTCTATTCTCGTGGGTGAGAGGACGGTGTTCTTTCATAATCTGAAGTTCGATGGCGGGTACATTATTGATTGGCTTCTTCACAATGGCTTCCGTTGCAATGACCCGAATGTCGTGAATGGCGCCCCTCCCCCGCTGTCGTTCACCCCCATCATTTCCTCTGAGAGCCAGTTTTACAGGATCTGGGTCACGACGGAGAAGGCTGATGTTATTTTCTTGGATTCGCTGAAGAAGATTCCACTTTCCGTTCAGAGCATGGCTGGGGCTTATGGTCTCGAGATGAGCAAGGGGGTGATCGATTATGTAACTTATCGCGAGCCGGGCTACCGGCCGACGTTCGAGGAGCGGCAGTACGTACGTAATGATACGGGAATCGTTGCCGAGGCGCTTCGTCAGCAGATCGCTGAGGGTCTTGATAGTATGACGGCTTCTTCGGATGCTTTGAAGGGGTTCAAGGAGGTTGTGGGGAGTAAGACTTTCAAGAAATGGTTTCCTTCTCTTTCCGTGGAGGATGACATGAAGGTGCGGGCTGCTTATCGTGGCGGGTTCACTTATGCTGATAGCCGCACTGCCGGCGTTGTGCAGGGCAAGGGCATGGTTCTCGATGTTAATTCCCTGTACCCGTATATCATGTATTCTAGGCCTCTCCCCTTCGGGCAGCCTATTTCGGTTGATATTCCGCCTGAGGAGGTCTCTGACGATTATCTTTGGGTTGCTACTTTTCGTTTCACTGCGAAGCTCAAGGAGCACGGTATCCCGTGCATTCAATTGCGGGGTTCGCACAGGGCCAATCCAACGGAGTATCAGAGGACGGTGGATGAGCCGACTGAGATGCGTATGACGAACGTCGACTGGAGGCTCATCAATGACATGTACGATGTGGATTTGTACAGCTATAGCGATGTCACTGTCTTCCGTTCTCGGATAGGGACTTTCAAGGATTACATCGACAAGTGGATGGCTGTTAAGGAGTCGTCCACGGGTGGGAAGCGGCAGATCGCCAAGTTGATGCTCAATTCTTTGTACGGCAAGTTCGCGGCTCGGATCGAGAGGCGCAATAAGCTTCCTGTACTTCACAATGGCGTCGTTAAGTATGTGGCGTCTGAGAATGAGGAGGTGGTGAAGCCGGTGTACACTCCCGTCGGGGTTTTCGTCACTGCTTGGGCTCGGGACTACACGATCCGTTCTGCAGCGGCCAACTACGACCGCTTCCTCTACGCCGACACTGATTCACTTCACTTGAAGGGTACTGAGCCTCCGAAGGGGTTGAATATTCACCCCACTCATTTGGGCGCCTGGAAGGTTGAGGGTATGTTCGATAGGGCTATTTTCGTGAGGGCGAAGCAGTACTGCGAGGTGTGCGATGGGGTACCTGACACGCATATCGCAGGCCTGCCGAGGAAGAACCCTCATACGGGGAAGCCGTATGAGATCTGGCCCGAGGATTTGTTGAAGTCTCAGACGTATGGCGGTAAACTTGTTCCCAAGATGATCCCGGGGGGAACATTCCTCACGGAAACTCATTTCACGTTCACGCCAGTAAAGGAGCCATGATGCGCAAGTCCAAGACCGTCTCCCTCACCCTTCCCATCTGGGTGGTCGAGTTCTTCGACAATTATCAGTGGGAGGTTCACGTGCCCAAGCCGGAGCTCATGAGGAGGGTTGTCACGGAGTTCGTGAAGATGAAGATTGCGGAGTCGGAGGAGGCGTCTCACCCCTCCCCCGGTCCGTTCGAGGGTAGGTGAGTCGCGCGAGCGGAGTGATCCTGACAAGGTCGACAGTGCTGGCGCCAAGATGCCGTACACCTTGCGTAAGCGGGGTTATCACTGTGTGGTATACTTATAACGCTCAGGCTTTGAGGAGAGCTAGCCGGTGACGTTGTGGGCGCCTACCACCGGATGAGACCGGGCCCGCGACACTGAGTTGGTCGCTCCGCCGAGGCTTCTCAACAGTCTGTGATAGTATGGACTATGAGTGGAATCCCGCTCATAGTCCATACGTTTCCGTGGAGGTATCATGGATTTTGAAGGTCTCCTTCAGTCTCTGATCAATCCGGGCGAGGATGGGCCGTCGGAGACGATCTATGATGATCTCCGAGCCGCCTACAACACCGTCCGGGACAAGGCCGACAGTGCTGGCGCCAAGATCTCGGAGCTGACTGACTCCAACTCTGCTCTGTCCAAGACTGTCGACGGACTGAAGAGCAAGAATTACGACTTGCTCGAAGCCATCGGCGCGGGCGGGGACAATGCCGGCGATGACGAGTCGCACGGTGACGACGCGAGCGATGCTGACGACGGGGACGACGGCAGCATCGCCTCCTTCTTCTCCAAGCCTAAGGAGGCCTAACCATGACGCTCCCCAGCGGTCGCATTCGCGACTTCGATAACATTGAGATCCTGAACCGGATCCGCAATGACGCCACCTCCGACTATCAGCGGCGCATTCCCTCAGCCACTAAGGGGAGCGTCGCCGACGTCGTCCAGCAGCTGACGTCGTACACACCCCATTTCAACGAGTTCACTGACGCGCTGATCAACCGTGTCGGCACGTACATCACCCGTGACATCACGTGGAACAACCCTCTGCGGGAGTTCAAGCGGGGCATGCTGAACTTCGGTGACACGATCGAGGAGGTGCAGACGGGTCTGGTCTCCTCTTACACGTACAACTCCGAGCGCGATTACATGGAGAAGGATATTTTCGGCGCTCACAAGCCGAATGTCGCTTCTCAGTTCCATACTGTGAACCGGCAGGAGTATTACAAGATCACGGTGAACCGCGACCAGCTGCGTCGCGCGTTCCTGGACGAGTCGGGTCTGCAGAACTACTTGTCGCAGATTCTGGCGTCTCCGACGACTTCCGACCAGTGGGATGAGTTCCTGCTGACCTGCTCGTTGTTCGCCGAGTATGAGAAGAATGGCGGCTTCTACCACGTGAAGGTGCCCGATCTTCGGAGCCTGACTGCCACCGAGTCGGATGCGAAGCAGCTGATCAAGCGGGTTCGTGCGATGACTGATAACTTGACGTTCTTGTCTCGCCAGTACAACGCCGCGCGTATGGAGACGTTCGCCAAGCGCGAGGATCTGATCCTGATCGTCACCCCCGAGGTGAAGGCGAACATCGACGTCGAGGCGCTGGCCGCCGCGTTCAACCTCTCCCCCGTCGACATGTACGCCCGGGTTATCCCGGTCCCTGCCGAGCAGATGGGTATCGACAAGGCTCAGGCGATCCTGACGACGAAGGATTTCTTCGTCATCGCGGACAACCTCCTGGAGAACACCAGCCAGCCGAACCCGGTCAGTCTGGGCACGAACTACTTCCTCCACCACTGGGAGGTCATCAGCACATCCCTGTTCGTTCCCGCGGTCATGTTCTGGACGGGTAACGACGACCAGAATATTCGCGTCCGCCCCGGTGCCAACCTGGCTCTGGGCGGCTACACCGCTACTCAGGGAGGCAAGCCTGTGGGCGCTGCGAACAAGGCGATCCCGGGCGGCAACGTCGAGGTGACGTTCGCCGTGACCGGTGACAACACCGACGGTCTGGAGCTGGGTATCGACTACGCGGTGTCGGGTGCGAAATCTCAGCGGACGAAGATCGATAACGAGGGCATCTTGCATCTGGGTCAGGATGAGGATGCTGACGCTGTCACTGTGACTGCCACGCTGGTTTACCGCGACAGCGCTGATGTGAAGAAGACGATCGCTTCGAAGACGGCGTCGATCGCCGTCGACACGGGGAAGGCTGTGAAGGTCTGGCCGAAGAAGTGACACCTACTCCTGCGTGTGGTACACTAGTGCCGTGGGCAGGGTAGCCCGTCGGTGAGGTCCTTCCTCCTTTCTGCCTCACCGGCGATGGGCCGGTCCGGTTGAGTTTGACCTCCCGGACCGGCCCTTTAACCTATGTGCTATACTCTATATATGCCTACAGCTTATGACCCGCCGGAGGATATCGGCTCGTTCGGGATGGGCTTCGACTACTCCGTCTGGTCCCCCAATACTGAGGTGTACCTGACGAACGTCGTGTGGGATCAGGAGTACCGCGACGTCGTGTGGTACGACAATTACGACGAGGCGTTCAACGCGATCGTCAACGAGTACTCGTCGCGCATCGAGGTGAAGTCCCTGACCTACTGCGCTCAGGGCGCCCCGATCAGGATCCCAATCCCCTTCTCGAAGGCCAACCAGTACAACTATCTGGTAGCTCGCAATAACCGTGACGCTTATAATTCGCGGAATACATTCTTCTACTTCATCACGTCCGTCGACTACATCGCCCCGGCCACTACCCAGATCACTGTGCAGTTGGACGTCTGGCAGACGTACATGCATCAGTTCAACGTCCGCCGCTCCTATTGCGAACGGTCTCACATGGCGATCGCCGCCGAGAACGGTTGGGACTACTACGGGCAGAAGTACATGACAGTGCCCGAGGGACTGGACCTCGGATCGGAGTACCAGATCGTCGACGTGAACAGGAAGGTTATTGCTTCCACTCCCAGTGCGGGCAAGATCGATACAGCCAATTTCGATATCATCATCGCTTCGACGGTGGACCTCACTCAGCCTTACGGGGATGAGAAGAATCCGACGTTCACCGCTTCGAAGGGTAGTTTCGCCGAAGGTGTGCCGAACGGCACCTCGATTTATGCGATGAAGGCGGATTGGTTCCGCGTGTTCACGAACGCCATGTCTCTGGTGCCGTGGGTGTCTCAGGGCATCGTGTCGATCACGGCGATCCCGAAGGGTGTCATCAATTTTGATGAGATCAAGGATCTGAAGGTCAAGCTGCCGGGCACGTCGGGCGTGGATCCGAAGGGCGGCGACACGCGCATCTCCCGCCAGGGCGCCGAGGTATACGACTTGGAGAAGGGCATCGGCGAGAAGGGCCTCGTCAACAACAAGTCGATCACTCTCACCGACAAGCTGCGCAAGGACGACATCCTTCCCGCCCGGTACCGTCACTTGTGGAAGTTCTGGACGAGCCCGTACCTGCTGGTGGAGGTGACCACGTTCTCGGGCACTCCCCTGCTGCTCAAGCCGGAGATGATCCAGTCGGCCGGTCTGGCCGTGACCCAGTGGTCGCACGTGGTGCCCCCGAACCCTCGCATCATGTTCACGGTGAACTCTCTCGGGCAGCGCACCCGCGGGCACATGGACCAGTACGACGGCTGGTCGGAGCACTTCGACGTGATGACCGGGTTCACGAACCTGCCGACGTTCAGCCTGACGAACAACAGCTATCTGATGTTCCAGGCCCAGAACGCGCATTCGATTGCCTATCAGCATCAGAGTGCCGAGTGGTCGCAGCAGAGGGCTCTCCACGGCGCCCAGACGCAGTTCAACCAGGCCAATGCGGCTATCGCCCAGGCGGGGCAGCAGACGGCTCTGAACAACTCCTGGAACCAGGACATTGCCGGCTACAACGCCCGTATGGGCCTGCAGAAGACCGGTATCGGCGTCGGCGGCCAGGTGATCGGGTCGACCCTCATGGGTCTCGCCAACGGCGGTCCTCTGGGCGCCCTGGCCGGTCTCGGAGGGTCCGCTCTGTCGGGCGCCTCGACGATGGCCCAGGCGGGTATGACGTACTCCCAGCAGGTGAACACGGCGCGCATGTCCGCCGAACAGGCGTCCGCACTGACGAACCTGAACCAGGGGTACATGCGCTACAACGCGGACACGAACCTGGCCTACGCCAAGTACGCGGCGAACGGCGACTACGCGAACGCCATCGCCGGCATCAACGCCCGCGTGCAGGACGCTCAGACGATCGCCCCGACGACGTCGGGTCAGGTTGGCGGCGATGCTTTCATGCTGGCCGCCGAGTCGTGGAGCATCGTCGAGCGGTTGAAGTTCATTCCGGAGGACGCCGTGCGGCGCATCGGCGAGTTCTGGCTCCGGTACGGGTATGCGATGAACTCGCCTGTGGTGCCTCCGGGCGACTTCAGGTGCATGGAGCATTTCACGTATTGGAAGATGGCTGAGATGAATATCTCCCGATCCACGATGCCCGAGACGTTCCGCCAGACGATCAGGGGTATTTTCGAGAAGGGTGTCACCGTGTGGCACAAGGACCAGACGATGATCGGCCGCATCGACTGGGCGAATAACAAGCCGCTTAAGGGGATCATATGGTGAAGCGAAACGGTGAGAGGGATTGGGTTCGCAAGGAGATCTACGAACCCTTCGTCAACGGCGGCCATTTCAAGAATAACCCGTCGATCAACCGCGAGGCCCTCCTGGTCCGCATGTACAAGCGGATCATGTCGGAGATGTGCGTGAACCGGTTCTCCTGGTCGGGGCTGCCGGACACGGTGGACCGCCGCTACTTGGAGGCTACCCTCATGTACGACGGGCTGGCCGTGTTCTACTTCGATGAGGAGTTCGACAGGTTCATGGCGCTTCGGGCTACCGGGCTCGGTCAGGTGAACATGTACGATAACCCCACGAATTTCACGGTCTATGGGAATCAAGTGTTCTCCAAGACTCTGGACGCCAGGCATTGCGTACCGATCTGGTCGAACTATCTGAGGGAACCGGATTGGGACATCATCGACATCTACTCCCAGAGGCTCGCGGCGTTCGACCGCACGCTCGAGGTGAACATGCTGAGTGCTCGTCACCCCTTCGTATTCTCGGTGGATAACAACGAGTACCAGTCGTTCGTGAACGCGTTCCGCAAGGTCGCCGAGGGGCAGCCGGTCATCTTCGGGACGGAGGCGCTCTCCCCTGCGGCGCTGGCGGAGAAGGTGACCATGTTCGACGTTGGGTTCAAGCCGCATCAGATCCAGGACGTGATGGAGGCGAAGGTCAAGACGTGGAACGAGGCGCTCACCCTTCTAGGTATTATGAACGTGAACTCCGAGAAGCGGGAGCGCATGGTTGCCGAGGAAGCCAGTGGTTCCTCTGGGCAGGTTCTGGCGATGCGCGCTGTCGCCATGAACGCTCGCAAGTACGCGTGCGAACATATCAACAAGATGTACGACTTGCAGGTGGATGTGAGGTGGAACCTTGACGAATCTCAGCCCGCGGATGCTCAGAACGCTATGCTTGCCGCGGCCGCTCTCGGGGGTATTGGAGATGCTCTCGACAAAGGTAATCCGGACTTGGGGACGACCGATCAGCAGGAGTTGAACCCGAACAATGGCTGATTACACACTTGAGCTGCGCAAGGTGGTGGAGATCGTCGGCCCGTTGAACGTGGGGCTGAACGAGTATCCGATCTTCGACGAGTCCTACAGGGATTCTTTGAATCAGAAGATCCTGGACCACTACTGGTACAACGAGATCGCGCATGAGTCGATCGACATGTTCATCCACCAGTTGAAGGTGAAGATGAATGAGATCATGCCGTTCTACAACCAGCTGTACGAGTCGGAGCTGGTCGACTTCGACCCGATGGTGACTCACGACGTACATTCGACGGGTGATTCCACGCAGGACACCACCCAGGACATGCACACGAAGCAGAACGCCGAGCAGACGCTGAGCAGCGATTCGCGCGTGTCCTCCTCGGAGGAGTCGAAGGCCCGCACCGTGCAGTCCCAGATGCCGCAGACGCGGCTGTCGGGTCATGACGACTATGCGACAGCCGCCAACGACACGTCGTCCAAGGGGTCGGGGCAGAACCATTCCAATTCGGCGACCCAGGATCAGCAGAAGCGGTCCTCCGACACCGCGACGACGACGGGGACTAAGGCTGGGAATGTCACACGATCATGGGGGTATAATACTCCTAAGGCCGACCTCCTCCAGAAATGGCGCGAAACCTTCCTCAACATTGACATGTCCGTTATCTCGGAGTTGGGAGGCCTTTTCATGCAAATCCGATCTTCAGGAGACGAGTACGTGAACGGATGGGGCTATGGACTATATTGATAACAAGTACCAGCTGACCCCTGGCGACTACAGGGTCACGAACGTCACGCCGTTCACCTACCGTGACGGGTACACCTACCTTCAGCTCATGGAGGAGATGCGCTCGTGGGTGAGTGAGGGGCTGGTCAACCAGTTCTCCGCGAAGATGCAGGGGCTGGCCTCCGACTACAATGCGGCCGTCTCCAGGCTCCTGGTGGATGTGCGCAAGGAGATGGAGGGTTACCACGCTCTCCCCTCCCAAGTTCGTGAGATGCTGTCGGCCGCCATCGCCAAGTACGATGACGAGTTCAACACCTTCGAGAACGACCTGAAGGCGCTCGTCAAGAAGCACTTCGAGTCCGACGTCGTGAACGTATTCAACTGGCTCGAAGGTGAGAGCTCCACCCTTCAGGAGCTCATCAATGACATGCACAACCGGTACACGGTTGGCGGTCTTCTGGCCGAGGACTTCAGCCAGATGGGTCTCACGGCCCAGGAGCTCGAGGACATGCCGCTCACCATCTCCGAACTGGAGACGATCGGCAAGTTCGTTCTCCCCCACCTGTCCCCTCACTACGGGTTCTCCCCCGTTACCGGACAGTACAAGCGTGTCATCGACATCGTCTACGACGTCTACGAGGCTCAGTTCAAGGGTGGTGATCAGATCACCTCCAAGGACCTGAACTACATCAATAACCTGAACATTCCGGACCTCCAGCGCATGGTGGTCTCCTGACAGAGAGGCAGGCTCGATATGCCCGCAACCAACAAGACAGAGAACTTCAACCTGCCGCTCTACGTGGCGTCCGACCACTTCAGCGTGCTGGGTGATTTCAACTCCGCCATGAAGGAGATCGACAAGGGTCTGGGCGGCGCGACCGTCACCGCCAAGGCAGCGTCCCGTGACGCGACCAGTGCTCTGACGACGGCGAACGCGGCCTCCGATGACGCTCACAGTGCTCGTGAAGCCGCCCAGTCGACCCTGTCGGTGTCCTCCCAGGCGAAGGCCGACGCGACCCGCGCGTTCGACATGGCGACGAAGGCGACCACCGCCTCCGAGACGGCGAACACGAGTGCTATCGAGGCGAACAAGGTTGCCTCGTCGGCGGCTGCCAGGGCGAAGGAGGCCCGCGACCGGGCCGACGCCGCGCTGGACACCGCGAACGCCGCGAACACGGCCTCCATCGACGCCAAGACCACCGCGAACGCGATCTCCGGACAGGCGGTTCAGGCGACCCAGGCCGCTAACCGTGTTGGCGCCCTGCACAAGCGGTTCAAGGAAGTCACCGCGGGGTCCGGCGACCGTACGCTGTCGACCCCTGAGGAGCGGCCCGTCACGGTCATGGAGTTCGACCTGGATTTCGACGCCGATGACGTGTGGATCATCGTGGCGATCATGCGCCACACCGTCCACAATGTTCAGGACACCCACTTCGACATTCGTGTCACCGGTCCGAAGGGTCAGCGCCGGTGGAGCTCCTTCGTCGCCGGCTACGGCCCGTGGCCTGAGGCGATGGTCTACTCGCAGGGTACCGGTATCTTCGAGGCGTTCGAGGGTCCGGGCCGGTATCACATCGAGACCGTGTTCCTGACTGACAAGAATCACAGCACACGGTTCGACCTGTCGAACTGCATGATGCGGGCTCACTGATCTGGGCAGCATCAACCGCGGGGCGTCGGGTGATCCTCGGCGCCCCGCACCATATAGGAGGAACTTATGGCCTGGGATGACAAACATAAGGCGTGCATCATCGCAACCCTAGCCACCGTCGAGGCCGGGTTCAACTACGGCATCATCACCGCACCCGACACACTGTCCCTCGGTATCGGGCAGTGGACCCAGGGGCGCGCCTACGACCTGCTGCAGCAGTTCCCCGACAAGAACGTGTTCGGGCCCACGATCCGCTCCTGGCTAGCCGCGGGCAAGGGCACATGGACGATGGCCCGCAAGTACCAGTCCCTGGGAGGCACTGATAGGCAGAAGCTATCAGCGGCGCTCGCCTCGGAAGAAGGCAAGAAGATCCAGAACAACCAGATGCGCAAAGACCTGGAGGACGAGTACATCCCCAGGCTCAAAGCCATCGGACTCGACTCGGAGAAGTACACCGAGGCCGGCATGCTCCTCATCGTCGTCATGCACCGGTGGGGTAACTACGCGCGGATCCTCAACAGACTCGTAGCCAGCGCTGGCCCGGCACCCACTCTGGACTCCATGGCCAACGCCATCAAAGCGTCGGGGGAGTGGTACGCCGTCGGACAGAGGTACGTCATCGCCTACCGAATGATCAAGAACCTCGACACCAAGGGCATCACCTTGGCGCCTGGAGACTCTGGTGGGGACAACTCCAAGGACGGCGAGGACAAGGCCAAGGAGGAGAAGAAAATCAAGCACGCCCGGACGGACGGTTCCGGCGTGCTGCGCATCTACATGTCGGACGGATCCAACGCCGCCGCCTACCCCACCGTGGGAGGGTTCTGGAAGGCCAACGGAGCCGACCAGAAATCCGACGACGGCGACGACAAGAAAGGAGACGATGGCGGAGGCGGCGGTGGCGGCGACTCCGGCAAGATAGGTGAAATGACCAAGCTCGCCAAAGCCTCCATCGGCAAGTACGTCTACCACCAGTGGTACGAACCGAGACTCCACCCCGACAGGTCGGGTGTCACCGATTGCTCCGGCTTTGTATGGTGGTTGTACAATAAGGTCATGGGCATGGACATCGGCAAGGGCGGGACCACCGTGCTCATGTCCGAGGGCGGAAAGGTCATCGCCGAAGGTGGTGGGCGGTTCAACGCCACGAGCCAAATCAAGGAGGGCGACCTCATCGTCTGCCGCTGGTACTCGGGCGGCGGACACGTCGAATACTGCTGCGAGACGGGTAAGGACACCATCATTGGACAGCGCGGGCCCGACGGCGTCCGAGGGCCCGCTTACGGGCACGCCACGTCCCTGTTCGGCGGTTGCAGGTGGAAGCTGAAGCGGTATGTCTAAGAAGTTCGACTACTACTCGTTCGACAGCATTCTCTCCCGAAACGCCGTGTTCAACATGGTCATGGGCGCCCGCGGCGTCGGCAAGTCCTACGGCGCCAAGAAGTACGTCCTCAAGCGGGCGATAGAACGCGGCGAGGAGTTCATCTACCTGAGGCGCTACAAGACGGAGCTGAAAACCCGGGGCAGCTTCGTCGCCGACGTGGCACACGAATTCCCGAAGCAGGAATTCGAGATCCGCAGCGGGGTGCTCTGCTGGCGCAACAAGGGTGATGGTAAGGACGCATGGCGTAAGGCCGGTTACTTCCTGGCACTGTCCACCTCGGCGCAGCACAAGAGCACGCCCTACCCGAAAGTGACGACCATCATCTTCGACGAGTTCATCATCGAGACCGGCACCATCCACTACCTGAAGGACGAGGTCAAAACGCTCCTCGACTTCTACTCCACGGTGGATCGATACCAGGACCGCACACGGGTACTCATGCTGTCCAACGCAATCTCCATCATGAACCCCTACTTCATCAAATGGCACATCACCCCGACGCCCGGTAAGGAGTTCATCACCTACGGGGACGGGTTCGTGGCGGCGCAGTTCGTGGATTCGCACCGTTTCGCCTCACAGGTGGCGACGACACGCTTCGGTAAGTTCGTGACGGATTTCGACGAGGAGTACGCGGACTACTCGATCGATAACACGTTCGCGGACAACACGAGCCAGTTCGTGCAGCGCAAGTCGGGGACCGCCAAGTACATGTTCACCGTGAAGACTGATCTGGGAGTCTTCTCCCTGTGGATGGACTGGGGGACACTGTTCTGCCAGCAGAAACGCCCCCGGGTCGAGAAGGTGTATAATACCAATAAGATGAGTCTCCGGGAGGGCGAGGTGCTTATGAGTTACAGCGACAAGATCGCCGAGATGCTCCGAGGCTCCTACCGGAAAGGGCGCATCTTCTTCGACTCTCCGCAGTCACGCAACGCTTTCGCCGAGATCTTCGTGAGGTGACCGATGGGACATGGTCCTGGTTTCTTCATCGACCTGCAGGCCCTCATCACAGCAACTACATCGTTTGTCACAATTGGCGGATTCGCCGCGTGGGTCAACAGCAGGATGAAGAGACTTAACAATCTTCTTGACGACTGGAACGGGGTACCTGCCAGACCGGGGGTTCCCAGACGGCCAGGAGTCATGGAGCGACTCGAGAAGATCGAGTCGAAGATCGACAAACAACGTGAGGAGAATTGGTATGACCGCTCTCAAAGGATTGGTTGACCCCAAGGTTCGCCAGTACCTGTACCGAGTCGCTATCGCTGGTTGCGGGGTTCTCGCCGTCAAGGGCGTCCTGACCAAGGACGTCATCGACGTTATCACCCCGTTCCTGGCGGCGTTGTTCGCCGTCGCGGACGCCAACGTGGAGACCTCCCAGGAGAACTGAGATGAGCCTTCAGTCGGACGCCTCTCAGATCGCATGGGACATCACACAGAACCCGTGCGTGGGCTACTCGCAGCCCGAGCGCCTGACGATCTGGAATCTCCCCTCCCCCACCTCTCAGGCAGTCAATGTCAACGTCGACTGTTCCGAGCTGGTGGTGTACTGCTTCAACAATGCCGGACTGCCCGATCCGCTGCCCAAGTCCATGTGGACGGGCAACGAGGTCGCGTGCATGACCGAGCGCGGGTTCACCGCCGAGGAGTGGTACCCGGGGATGCCCGTCGAGGACGGGGACGTTCTGCGATCCGACGGGCACACGGCCATCGTGTGCAACGGCTGGATCTGCGAGGCATGGATCAGCGAGTTCGGCGATATCGACGGATACGCCGGAGACCAGACAGGCGGTGAGGTCAGGTGTGCATGCTCCTACCTCAACCATCCGCTCACAATAGGTGCTCAGTGGACGCACCGGATTAGATACGACGGTTCCTACTACGCAGAGGATGATCTCGATATGTCGGAAAACACCGATCTCCTGAGGGAGATCCGCGACAGGCTCGTTGAGGTCTCGGACCAGACGGGCGCAGGTATCGCCGGCCGCCGCTGGGACGGTCCCATCGTCAGCCAGCTCAAGGACGCCAACAGCACCCTGAGCAGCCTTGTTGACACGTTCAGCCCTGGTAAGGAGGGAGTCCGCAACCCCGGCTCCGCTTTCTACCTGCTGTTCCAGATCAGCGACGGTATTCAGAAGGTCGCCAAGAAGCTCGCCGGGGGTGACGCGTAACCATGAGCGCGATCCTGACCGGCCGCCTCACCGACGCGGCCGGTCGGGACGCCGCCGGCACACTGACGGTGGCGCCCGACCCCCGAGTGGTGACGACCGCTGCCGGCGTCATCGTCAAGCCCTTCACGGTGGACGTGGAGGGCCAGTTCAGCGTCCCCGTCGAGATCGCCGGCCCGTACACGAACCCGCCGGAGCCGTGGACGCATCACATTCTTCTCAAGCGGGGGAGGGTGAAGGTTCTCGACCTGCACGCCCCATTGCACGACGGCACCAACCTGCTGTCGCAACTCGTCGCCCATGAGCCCGTCTCACCGTTGCACACCACGCAGATCGAGATCGACGTCGCCAAGGCGCGCGACCAGATGATGAAGATCAGGGACGATATCGCCAAGGGCATGATCCGAGGACCCGTCGGCCCGCAGGGGCCCAGAGGCCCCGTTGGCGATCCCGGCCCCGAAGGTCCCAAGGGCGAACGTGGCAACCGCGGACCTTCCGGACCCCGAGGCGACGTAGGGCTCCGCGGCCCTGAAGGCAACCAGGGGCCTCCCGGTAAGGATGGGCAGCGGGGCCTGCCCGGCCCCAAGGGCGAACCCGGCCCCATCGGACCCAAAGGAGACAAAGGTGAGCGGGGAGTATCGGGAGACACTGGGCCTGCCGGACCCATGGGCCCGCAAGGGCCGACCGGGGCTAAAGGTGAGGTGGGTGCGAAAGGGCCCCAAGGCCCCGTCGGTCCCACTGGTCCCGCAGGACCGGCCGGTCCCAAGGGTGATCCTGGCCCTGCCGGCCCCGCGGGGAGCGGAGTCGACCCGTTGGACGACTACTGGAAGATGGGCGCGAATTGGGTGGTCGGTTCTGCCCTGAAAATCGTCGGGTCCTCCCTGGTCGCCTCCAAGTCCGAGGATAGGAACTACGAGGTCAACATGGCTAAGGGGCCTAGGTTCACCGGACCCCAGGGCTGCTCGTACCGGATCACGGGGCTCGCCGTGGCCCAGGGCCCGTCTCGTGCCCGGTTCTGCGTGTCGTACTACACGATCGCCGATAACAAGTGGAAGGAGAACGTGTACACGAACACGATCGAGATCCCCGGCAACTCTCAGCCGTACCCGATCGACGTCCGCGTGTCGGTGCCGTACAAGCCTGGCACGAACCTGCAGTTCATTGTTAATATTCGTACTGTGGAGGGGTGCATACTCTCCAACTGTGTGGCCTACGCGGACACGCAGTTCGACACAGTAGCAGCCAACATGAAGCGCAGCGCCGACGCCGTCACCAACCTCACCGGGCGCATGACGACCCTCGAAGGATCGGCGCGCACCAACGCTAAAGCTGCTGCGGACGCCAAGGTCGCCGCCGACGCCGTCCAGGCCATCGCCCAGGCGGCCCAACGCGACGCCGCAGCACTGCAACCGAAGATCACAGCCCTCGAAGAAGCTGACCGCAACATTCAAGGGATGATCCAACGCGACAGGGAAGCCCTAGCCGAAGTACGCGTCATCGGCACCAACGCCAGAAGCGCCGCCGACCAGGCATCTGTCAAGGCGGCTGACGCCGCGAATAACCTCCTCGCACTGCAGAGACAGATCGAAAACGTCAAGAAGGACCAGGCCGCAATCCAGACCAAAGCCGATCTCGCAGTAGCCACAGTCAAGAAGATCGAAGGTATCAAAGCCTACACTGACGTCAATAACTGGTCTCCCTCCAGCACCTTCCTCGACGAGCAGAACTACTCCGGATACGGGTCCAAGAACCTCGACCACTCCATAACCGACGGATACACTCAGGTCATCGACACCAGGGACGGGGCCGAATGGTGGTGGACCTGGAACATCTGCGGATGGACGCCGCTATGGCAATTCTCGTGGATGGTATGGCCTGGCGCCGACACGTGGATCCAACCGTACTTCCAACTCCACAGCTCCACCGATAACACGTGGGGTGACAAGATATGGTTCCCCAGGCAGGAATGCAGACAAGGCAAATACCAATTCCTCCTGTGGAGCAAGGACGTGCCCCAATACGACGATTCCAAATGGGACGGGGTCTGCGTCGGAGCTCAGATGAAAGGAGGCATCCGCCACTGGACCCGATTCCCCAGGGCCAGATGGTACATGCCCTACGACGCCATCCGCTCAGGCGTGTGAGGCCGTAGGAGGCCCGTAGACGGCACAGAAAAGCTCCCCCAGTACATCGTACCGGGGGAGCTCTTCTAGGCGCTCAGCGTGGCTTACACGAGGCTGTAGGAGTAGATGGCGGCCAACACCTCCTCCACCTCGGGGGAGCGGCGGAACGACTCATACCCTCCAGGGGTGTCCACCACCCACAGACACTCAACAAACTTCGAAGCACACAGCTGAATAGTGATCACACTGTCGCGATAGACGACGCTGTGATTCACAACATCAATCACAGGAGCGCCACCGAAACGAGCCTGAAGCCTCTGAGCCAGCTCCTTCATCATCTTGAACTCAGTCATCGTAATCTCCTTCATAAGGGTGCATGTACTGCGGAACCGTATTCGGAAGCATACCATACTCAGCCTCAACCCAACGGTAAGCCCCATCCTGTGTCGTCGTCTTATCTCCATTGTGGGATTGGATATCCCAATCCTCAGGACCATTCACCCGAACCCGGTTCCCGTCGAAAAACACGGCGCAACTGTCGAAATCAACCTGGAAGCCATCGAGCTCCTTCAACGGCTGGAACGACTCGATGAAAATATTCAACTCCTCCCACGGGTCATAATCCATTATCCCCACAACCTCTTTCGAAATCCGACCTCACAGACATGATCAATGCTCACCCCCAGGAGCAGCCTTGTTAATGAAATCAACGAAACTCTGATCGTACTGAACCCCCGTCTGCTTCTGCACATTCTCCAACTGAGACACCATGTGATTGTAACGCTCGACCTCCATACGGTTCTCATAACGCATACCGCACCAGAAGCAGGCCATCATGCAAAGAATGATGAGCAAAACCTCGATGAACTTATCCATGATCAAATCTCCCTTCCAGTAAACATGGACGCTATGTCGTTGAATGAGGCTACGATCCCCGATTGACCGCCGACCTCGATACGGAACCTATAAGGCTCCGGCTGGTCCCTCCATATTACCGTGCCGCCGGCGTGATCACAAGTAAGAAACCTATCATCACAATGACTAACAGAACTATTCGCCAAAGCAACGGCGGCAACCATCGGCCAATCATCACTGAGGATGAATCGCGTCTTCATACGGAGTAATATCCTTCATCTTCAAGTAAACGAACACAGGCTGGACCTCGTCGTCGGCGACGATCCACAAGTAATCCTTCACCAGTTGGATGCACTCATGAAGGTCACAATTCAGCTGACCCTTATTCAGCGGCATCGTCGAAGCAGCTGAGATATTAACGGTGATCTCATGGAACTGAATCAAAGTCTCACGATTCTGCACAATCGTCTCAGCCAACAGAACACGATGAGCCGCGTAATCGGGCAGCTCCTCCGTGAAGATAAGAGCAACCCCCTGAGTAACTTTCGAACCCGCCATGATCAATGCCTTTCAGTAGTGTCAATCCAAACGGTAACCGGAAATGCTTCACGAGGAGAGACTTTGCAAGGCCGGTCCTCGTTAAGACTCAGTATACCCCTATTGGATTCGATATTGAGATGCCTATCGTGAACAGCCCAATTCTCGAACCATTGGCCGCAATGCTCGCATCTGATCAGAGCTTTATTCATCCTGAAACGCTCTGAGTGCAATGCCTTGGTCATCACATTCTCCTTTCAAACAATCAACAAATCAGTAAGACCACGAGAAACGGTGCAACAGAGCACGCGACTCATTGCCCACCCCCTCAGCGACGATAGGAACAATAGCGATCTCAAGGTTGGCGTGCGCAAGATCAGCGTCATGGGCGAGACGCTCAATTCGATCCCAAATAGAACCGTCGGCAATAGCATACTCGTAAACTTCGTCCCATCCGGCGGGAATGTCCAGAGGCTCAAGGAAGTCAATGCCGCACTCGTCGGCGATCTTGTAAAGCACCCAGGGGTTGCCAGTACGAGGGGTGTGAATGGCGTAAACAGCCCCGACCTCGACGGTCTTGAGTTCAGGATCCTCAATACGGTGGATAGTCAAGTTCATTGGTAGCTCCTTCC